ACGACCACCCTTTGTCCGAAGCATCGCCAGAGGGGTCCGTCACCCTGATCGCGCCGGCATCAATCAGGCGCTTCACGTTCAGCGGGCGATAGGCCATCGTCTGGCCCAGATCGCTGAACGCGCTGTCGGGGAGCCCAGAGGGCAGATACCGACGCCAGAGATCGCCCAGCCCCTCCGACATCACTTCGCCTTTCGCGCCGCTCGAATATTGTCGACGGCGTTCGGGTAAGGACGCCCGGCCTTCTCGGCCATCCGCTTCGCCGCCGCCTTGCGCGCCGGGGTCAGCTTCTTGTCGCCCTTCGTCGGATCAGGCGTCCGCCACACAGGCTTCTTCATCACGCCTTCCCCTTGTTGCGCGCCGAAATGGCCCGCGCCTTCGCCTTCGCGTCCGCCTTGCTCGACGCGCCCCAGGCCCGCAAAGACAGCAGCAGCCGCGTCGGTTCGCCGTCCTTGTACTCAGGCCCCGGCATCGCGCCCATCCGCGCCAAGAACGACGCGCGGCGCGGGTTGTCGCCAGACTTCACAGGCGCCTTCAGATCCATGCCCTCGGCGCGCGCAGACGCCCGGCCCTTGGCATTCAAGCCGCCCTTCGGGTTCTTGCCTTCGGCGCGCTGCCAGGCCGGCGTCTTCACAGGAACCTCCGGGGGAAGCCAGGACCAAACGCCATCGGCAGCAGTTGGGGGCGCGCCGCCGCCTGATCGCCAGGCTGGAACATCGCCGGCTGCGACAGAAAGCCGCCGAAAGCCGGCCCCACCGCCATGGGCGCCATCGGCGCAGGCGCAGGGGCGGAAGGCGGCGCGAAATTGAACACAGGGCGCGCCATCACCGCCGCCGAAGGCACAAAGGAACGCCCGCCGTAGTTGCTGGCGATCGACACCTGCGGCACGCCGATGTTCTGAGAGGCCGCCAGCATCCGCATGAAGGCCTCAGACGGCCTGACAGGAGGACGCGGCGCCGGAGCCGCTGGCGCTACAGGCGCGGGGACGTAGACACTGTCGTTGCCGCCGCCATCGTTGTAGCTGGGCGGAGAAACCCCAAACCCATACCCAGGGCTCTCCGGCCCATACCCAGCCGCAATCGCATTGCTGGGGTCCGTCATGTCAGGCGAGCCGTAGCCCGGAGACTCCGGCCCATACCCAGCCGCAATCGCGCTGTCGGGGCTCACGCCCGGCTCGCTGTAGCCGCCCCAATCTCCGCCGCCCCAGCCGCTGTCGCCGCCGCCGCTATCGCCCCCGCCACCACCACCGCTATCGCCGCCGCTCGGATCCCCACCCTGGCCAGAGTCCGCGTCATAGAACTCAAGCAGCCCGGTCACAGGGTTGCGCGTCCCCGCACCACCGCGCCGCTTCAGCATGCGCGCCTCGTCCGGGGTGATGTGCGCCAGCACAGTGTCGCCACCGCGACCCTGCTGCTGCATCACCTGCGCGAGAAGACGGAAGTAGTCCACAGGGCCAAATCCCTCGGAAATCACCGGAAACCTAAGAGCCTTGCGCCACAGACGCAACCATTAAACCACACCCCTAATGCTCCGGCGCAGCGGCTTGTTGGGCAACCACGCCGACCCCCGACCACCCACCAAAGCGGCTTGGCCCGCGAAAGTCAGGCACAACGCGTCCGCTAAGTCGGGCGACCGCATGCCCCGCTTCTTCAAGCCGTCCTTGCTCTCCACCACCACCTTGCCCGTCGACGTAAACGAATACCTCGGCGCCACCAGCTCATGCCGCAGCGTCTCGTCCTTCGGCAGCTTCACCGACCGCGTCGCCAGCCAGTCCTTCACCGACAGCCACAACTCGTCCCGCAGCCGATGCGCGTTCGGGTTCATGGCCGACGACTCCGCCACGTTCACGTCCCGCACGTTGTAACCCTGCTCCCGCAACCGATCAGCCACCCCAGACCCCAGCCCGATCGTGTCCACACAAATCTCCTCCGGCGCGTCCTTCTTCGCCTCGTTCACCACCGCGCCCACCGTCTGCATCAAGTCCAAGCCGCCCCAGGCCCGGATCTCCAGCACGACGTTGCCCTTGCGCTTGCACAGCGCCGTCCTGTCCGTCCCGAACCGCGCCACGTCCAGGCCGTAGACCATCGGCTCATTGGCCCCGACCGTGATGTCGCGCTCCAGCGCCGAGTCCACCAGATCAGCCGGGATCAACGTATCATCATCCGCCAGCGCGAACTCGCCCAGCACCCGGATCCGGTACGCATTCGACGTCTCGCCATACGTCGCCGCGATCTGACGCACGAAGTCCGACGACACCAAAGGGTTGTTCGCGCACGAAACGTGCATGCGAAACCAATCCGCCGCCAGATCGTGGTGCGTCTTGTAGAACAGCCCGCTGTTCCGCGTCGGGTTGCTAATCAGGATCGTGCTCGCGCTGTGGCCCGACATCGAGCCAGCCGCCGCCTCAAAGACCGCCTCCGGCACCGCACTCGCCTCGTCCACCACTAGCAGCACGTTCTCACTATGTACCCCCGCCAAGGCCTCGGGCCGCTCGCTGCTGCTGGTGCGGACGGAAATGAAGCTGCTCTCCGGGGCGCCCCGCAGCGCAATCCGGTCGCTGAAAACCTCAAAGCTCTCCCGCAGCACAGGCGGCAGCTTGTTCACCCAGGTCTTGAGCTCGGCATACAGCGCATCAAACAACTGCGCCGCGGTCGGCGCCGTCACCACCGACTTCTGCGGATACCGCGTGCAGGCGTGCCAAATCAGCACCCAACTGCACACCGTCGACTTCCCCACCCCGTGCCCCGCGCGCACCGAAATCCGCCGCTCGCCCCTCGCGACGGCACGCATGAACTCCTCCTGCCACGGCAAGGGCTTCGCCCCCAGCACGTTCCGCACAAAGCCCACCGGGTCGTCCCGGTACCGCGTGATGAACGAAACGAACGTCTCCCGGTCAGCCTCGCTCATGCAATACCTCCCCGCACACGCACAGCCTCAAACAACCGCCGCAGCACATACGACCGCACCAGCGAGACAACCGTGAAAATGGCACCGATTATTAGATTGTCGGAGAACGAAACAGCAACATCAAACAGCGGGAACACAACCAGCTGCGCGGCCAGAGCAACCACATATCCAGCCGCCACATTCACCGCCGCCTCAACCAACGACATCGCGCGGGACTGCTTCACGACACCAAGCGCCCCGCAGCCACTTCCTCAAACGTCCGCCCGTCGCCCTCAAGCACAGCCTTCTGCCCCGTGAAGTCCTGCCAACGCTTAACTGCCACATCGACATACGCCGGGTTCAACTCCACCGCATACACGCAACGCCCCGTCATCTCCCCGGCGATGATCGTCGTGCCTGAGCCGCTAAACGGCTCGTAGACCGCTTGGCCGGGGCTGCTGTTGTTCTCAATCGGGCGCTTCATGCACTCGACCGGCTTCTGCGTGCCGTGGCCGGTTTCGGACTTGCGGGGCTTCTCGATCTGCCACAGCGTCGACTGCTTGCGCCCGCCGTCATAGTGGCCCTTCTTGTTTTTGCGGACGGCGTACCAGCACGGCTCGTGCTGGGGGTGATAGTCGCCCCTGCCAATGACGAACTGCGACTTGCCCCAAATAATCTGCGCCCTGACCCCAAAGTCGCAAGCCAAAAGGCTCTCCGCAACGACGTGCGCCATATTGCCGGCGTGCCAGACATAGGCCACGTCGCCAGGGAATAGCGCCCACGCCTCGCGCCAGTCAGCCTTGTCGTCGTTCAATACCTTGCCCGTAGCCCTGCCGCCCGCCTTGCCCCCTAGCGCAGCGTCACGCCAGTCGGCGCTGTACTCCACCCCATACGGCGGGTCCGTCACCATAAGGTGCGGCTTCACCGCACCCAGCAGCTTCCCCACCGTGTCAGCCTCGGTCGACGACCCGCACGCAAGCCGATGGCGCCCCAGCACCCACACATCGCCCAGCACACTCACCGGATCAACCGGCGCCTCCGGCACCTCGTCAGGATCCGTCAGCCCGGCCGTCTCCTCAGCCAGAAAACCCGCCAGCGCCTTGTCGTCAAAACCCAGCAGCGCCAAGTCGAAATCCATACCCGCCAGGTCAGTCAATTCGACCTTCAGCATCTCCGCATCCCAGCCCGCATTCAACGCCAGCTGGTTGTCCGCAATCACATACGCCCGCTTCTGCGCCTCCGTCAGATGCCCCAACTCAATTACCGGCACCCGCGCCTCGCCCAGCTTCCGCGCCGCCATCACGCGCCCATGGCCCGCAATGATCGTCCCCTCAGCATCAACCAGCACAGGGTTCGTCCAACCAAACTCCCTAATGCTCGCCGCTATCTGCGCCACCTGAGCGTCGCTATGCGTCCGACTGTTCCGCGCATACGGCAGCAACACCCCAATGTCCCGCCACTCAATCCGATACGAGTCCGACCGGCTCATTCGCCCTTGCCCTTTCTTTTTTTCCGCGCGACCACCCCATCACCAACAACCGGGGGGGAGGGGGGCTCGCGCAATCGAAGCCCACGACGCAACGGGCGCGTAGAAAGCGCGGGGGGCGCGCACGCGGGCGCCCCCGGTCGGTCGGGGGTGCCGGGGGGGTCTGGCGGCTCGACCGCCTGGCCGCCGGCCACCACGCGCGCAGGCGCCACGCCCCCGCCACCCTGCCTTTCCCCACCAAAGGCAGGAAGGCTTGCGACATCAACGGCTTGCCCCTCGATGTACCCGGAACCATTACCCGCGCCCTTACCCGCGAGCTCCTTCAACGCTTCTAGGTGCAGCGTGTGCGTATGCGTGACGGTCGCATCTATCTGCGTCCGGTCGCCGTAAACCTTTGGAAGCAAACGAGAAGCGGTCCACTTCATCGCGTCCAGCGCAACGCGCGCAGCATCGGGTGGGATCTTCCCCGCTAAGACCGCAGCAGAGACCTCGGCAATGCGGTCGGCGTGGTTTAGTGCCCGCTGTTGTATCGCGCGCGTGTATTTCTGGAGGAACACCTCATCGCGGTTGAGCCACGTCCAAATGGACTTCGCGTCGGGCATATCCTCGTCTTGGGAGATGCTGTTGACGGATCGGCCTTGGGCGACCCGTAGGCAGATCTCGTCGACCAGTTCGGGCGTCCTAATCGTCGGCCTAGCCATTACCGCGCCCCTCCTCCTTCCCCTTCGCCTCCCGGTACTCCTGCAGGCTGACGACCGGCTGTTGGCGGAGCCTGGCGAGCCTGTCGTCGTGGAGTGCTTGGACGATCGTGTCGAGGCGGTTGCGTGTCCATCGTGTCAGGTCTTCGGGTTGGGGCGCGGCCTGGGTCAGGATGTCGTCCCAGATGGCCGCGCAGTGGGCGTCGAGGTCGTCAGAAGGGGATTTCGTCATCGGGGACGGTGACCTTCTGTGCGGGCTGTACGGTGGCGCCTGGGAAGGCGGCCTTGGCGGCTTCTGCGAATGCGGCTG